CATATCTGATCTTTAAACCTCTCTATTTCCTTAATGCAAAATCCCGTAATGCCAGCGCTTTCTGAACTGTCCGTTGCCTTGAAATATGCATCGTCGAACTGGGGATACATAAATTCAAACATACAATAGTTAGCAGCGTCGCAAAGGTATTCGGTGTTATGCGTTTCTTTGTATTTGTTGATACATAGCTCCAGGTTTCCGAGAGCATTTGTTAAGCGCTCTCCAAAATTTCTTTTTGCCGAGCCGTATTTGTGAAATGAAACCTCAACACGATTCTTACGAAGCGTATCAAAGCGTTCTGAGTATTCGTTATTATCCACCATAGCTATTAATTTTCCTCCAAAAATCTAAATTTCGTGACCGCAGTTAAGCTTCTATTCTCCACGCTTGACCTTCTTGCACGTCTGCGGTAGGCTTTCAGGCGTGACATGGTCATAGGGTCAGCCATTAGCAACACCGTCCATTCTTGCTCCGCAAAGTGGACAATAAGTGGGGAACGTATCGCCGCATATTTCTTCTAAATCGCTTGCATAATATTCTGTTTTACATTCACTACATCTTGTACAGCCGTTTTCATACATTAATTCTGTGGCTTCCCACTTTCCGTGCCTTGCTTCCTGCACGTCTGCGGTAGGCTGTTCATTGATTATGTCAACAATACTGCTGTTATCACCCAGAATGCCTGTTATGCCCTTTTCGTATATCGGCATACACGCCGCCGATAATTCGTTAATCAGATTGTCTGCTTCGATGTATCTTGCCATATGTTATACCTCCTCATTATTCAAGCCAGATTTTGCTATATTCGTCGAAACTTCCAACAAGCTTATCAAACGCTCTCACTTCGGTGCTGTATTCATACCAGTCTTTTGCGTCCGCTTTGTCATATGCCGTTTCAATGTCCTTTATGATCTGCAAATATGAGGTATTTTGGTCTTTCAAGATATCAAAAGCAGCTTTCAAATAGTCATATTTGTATTGGACGTTGAGGTAAGACACTGCAAGCCCAAAGCATTGTCCACAAACGGACAGCAGCTCGTCCTTCGTAAGACGTTTAAGTCTCTTTGCGCTCTCACTTGATGCACATTTCGTGTCATATGACGAAAGTGCAAAGTAATCTTCTTCAAAGCTATCATATCCATAGCACTTGAACGGACTATTTCCGTTTAGCATTATTCCGACAAAAAAATCGTCAAAATGTTCTGACACATAGGTATCATTGACAATGTCCCTCAAACTATCACACTCATATGAAAGGTCTGAAAACATCATTTTAAATTCCTGTTCCTGTTCTTCATCTCCGTCAAGTGCGTTGAGAAGCGTATCATCATCGCCGCTGAAGTAATACTGGTATTCCTCGCAAACGGAGCTGATATCGTATAGCTGAGATGTTATTTCCTCAAAGTTTAACTGCGATACAATCGCTTTCTTATAGCGCAGGTTTTTGGCTTTTTCAGCTTTTGTCACTTTTCTCCCTCCTAAAAAGTCACAGTCACATTCAGCACTGCCGCTGCTAACCAGTAGACAGCCTTTTTGTAGTCTTTTTGTATTGCGTATACGATTGCTGCTCCCACATCTAGCAGAATCAGCAACAATGGGAATATGTATTCGGGTTTGATTTTTGTCATGTCTTGCCACCTCCAAACGTAAACGGAGCATGTAGTCCGATTTTTGCTTCTTTCACAACTGCTCTTGCTTTCTCAAGCCCTTTGCATGATTCGTCATAGTGTTTCTGGCATAGCTTGTGACCCTCGATTGCAGGTTTTCCACAGAGATAGCAACGATGTTCTTCTATCCATAACCATCGTGGGTCCGTTGCATTTTCCAACTTTTTCAGACGTTTTTTCCGATTCTTCTTGTTTGCGCATTTCTGACAGAAAACTTTGCCTGGAACTGCGGGCTTGCCACAACTTACGCATAACCCCTGTTCTTTATAGCGATAATATCTCTCACGATTTTTCTGATATATCTCATCTCTGTTCCTGTCAATGCGTTTTTCCTGGTATTCACGATACTTCGCACGGCATTCGTGACAGTACACATGATTGCCGACAGGTTTATTTACCCTGCAAAATGGACATATATGATGTTCTTTGTACCAGCTGTAATATTCATTTTTCATCTGGCAGTACCTCTTCCAATTTGTCGAGACCACCATAAATATACAACACAAGAGCGTCAATAACTACGAAATTAATGTATGTCCCCAATTCGTCGAAATCAATGCAATCTTTGGCACCATCTTTTCGCTGGCCTGCATTTTTCTGTGTCAATGCTATGCGGATATTTTCGCAGTGTTCACGCAATAGTTGCACGTCCTGCTTAGTGCATTCGCATTGTTTTCTCAACTTCAGAAAATTCCACATAGCGTCCAACTGACCGCCGTCAAGCTTTGCTAGCCTTTCTTTGTTTGTCACTTTTACCCCTCCTCAAACTCAGGACATTCCGTCACAGTGTATGACTGCAACGTGCCTTTCTGCCCCTTATAAACCCTATGACAGTGCGTCTTCCAACCACGCACAGGCTGTCTGTCTATCGACCAACTGCACCATGTTATCTGCTCGCCTGTCCGCTTGTCGCTCTTTGGCACTGCGTGTTTGCAATACCAGCAGAGTGTTGTAGCAGCACTGCATTTCACAGCCTCTATCTTATCTTTGAATTCTTCACAGACAGGGTGCTGATATCTGACTATTCTCGGGCGAAATCCCTGTCTCACGCCATACCTGCACAGCCCGTATTTTCCGTTCTTTCTGCCGCAGTTGTCAGGTGATTTCTCAAAATATTTGCAGCTGGTGCAGAATTTGTTGTTACCCATAATTTCACTCCAACGTCTCTAAGTTTATATATATAGATAGACTCAGCATAGCTGTAACGATTGTGTCTACACTTCGCGGTCGTACTTCTCCATATATTAAAATTTCAAGCATTTGCCCTGCTAGGCCGACCAAATACCATATGCCAACTGCTGTGAGGATTTCTTTAAATATTTTTATTTTACTCATATGTTCCTCCTTTTGTGTTCGATGTGTGAAAGTCCTGCGTTTTATTTGTTATGCCCATTGACAATCATATCCTGCGGTGTTATAATGTATAAAATTTTAAAGAAAGGAGTGATAAAATGTTACAACTGCTGCAGTCCTTGTGGTCAACGATTAAGATTTTTGCATTTGCCTTTGTGAAACTCGTTGATACCGTCCCTGTCCTTGGTGGTCTGCTCATAATATCGATTGCCGTTGGGCTTTACACATTTTTCAAAAAAAACCGTCAAATATAATCTTATGCCGCCCTACGGGGCGGCTTTTTCTTTATTATCCATAAAATCAAACAACGTTGGTACGTCTATCTTATCTTCTTCCGCTTTGCAGTATCCTACGCCGTCACGGAAATAGTCAGGGTTAAGCTCAATGCCTATTCCATATCGACCCATTTTAATAGCAGTCATAGGAGTTGAGCCTATTCCACCGAATGGGTCAAGCACAACATCGCCCTCATTGGAGTACCTAGTGATAAGGCGTTCGATTATATCGAGCTGTAAAGGACAAACGTGCATTTGCATATCACGTCTACGCTGTTCAGCGTTGAGCGTTCTCATTCGGTTGATATCGTCCCAGACTGTATCGTTCCAGCTCGCAGGGGCGATTACCATAAACGACGCTGGTAATTTGTTTTCCTTGTCAAGCTTTTCTGCCAGGGCAACGTGTTCGTCATAGTTGTAAACATTGCTCTTTGAAAACTGTGTGTATACCTTTTGAAGCTTGTTCACCGAAACTTCTTTTAACTCGTCCTTTGTCACGAGCCTATCGCCGCTGGATCTCCAGTAAGCGTGAGCGTCAATCTGCCAACGTCCTCTGCTGTAATCAGCTTTGCTCTTTGTAACAGGTGTGTCTGCATAAGCCTTGCTTGTATCTGTAGGGAGCTTTCTAAAGAGCAGGACATACTCTGGACAACCCACTCCCATTTTTGAGCCGTCCTTGCACTGTTCTGTCCAACCAAGGCGATATGTCTGATTGTTCTCACGAACAACGTCAGTTGTAATTGTAATTCTGCCCATATAGCGGAAGCCGTGTTTCATGTAGTGCATAACAGTCAAGTCACTAAACGGGTCAACAGTTGGCATTCCGTCACCTGTTGCATTGCCAAATAAAATTCTGTCCTTAACGTGTATGCAAGCTACTCTGCCAGGTTTCAGCACTCTCAGCAGATTAGGCGTCAAATAGTCCATTTGCTCAAAGAACCTGTCATTATCCTCGTTGTGCCCAAGGTCATTGTAGCTTGGCGTATACTCATAATGATTACCAAATGGGATTGAAGTTACTATCTCGTCAACGCTGTTGTCGGGCATTTGTTCGAGCTCCCATATGCAGTCATTGTTTATGTATTTGTAGTGATTACCCTCTACTATCACTCTTTTCACTCCTATGCTTCTTTTCATTTTGTCGGAGATGTTGTCAACGCTAGACAAGCCGTTTTTGCGGACTATCTCAGCCATTTTCTCAGATTGATAGTCGAAACGTTTCCATTTGTCGAGCAGCTGTTTTTTTATCTCGTCTTCTTCGTCCATGTAGATTATGTCGATTGTCACTTCATCAGTTTGCAGAAACCTATATATGCGGTGAACAGCCTGAATGAAGTCATTAAACTTGTAGTCGATACCGATAAATATTGCCCTGTGACAATGTTTCTGAAAGTTACAGCCACTTCCGGAAAGTATCTTCTTTGTCGCAAACAGCTTTATTTTGCCGTTAGCAAAGTCGATAACTCTTCGTTCTCGCAAGTCGATATCCATAGAACCATAGATATCAACAACATTTGGTATCTGTCGCTTTATCTCGTGGCGTTCTTCTTCAAGGTCATGCCAGATAATAAAGCTATCCTCTGGATTTTCAGCTATTATTTTAGCTGCTTCTGCAACACGCTGAGATATACTTTCACGCTTTATCTTTGCTTCGTCTTGCAAGCTAGCGGTAGCTTCATCGAACAGTTTGCTCTGACCGAACTTATCGACTGACAACTCGTCTTTGCAAACTGCAAGTCTGTGATAGTTGATTTTTAGCTCAGGCAAATCATATCCCTCGTCAGAATATGTGGGGTTGACATCTGACGGCTTTGAAACAAATACAGCCCATGAGCTTACCCATAGCCAAAACTCTTCTTCCTTGTGAGGGTACAACGTCAAGTTGTTAGCCTTTGTGCTGTCACGCTGAAAGAAGCGCGTCAGAGCCTGCCCTGTGTCCATGATTTCAAGATATCCAGCGTAATGGATAAGTTCTTTGAATTTGTTAGGATCAGGCGTTGCGGTTGCCACAAGCTTATATGGAACGCCGTTGAACTTCTTCAGAAATTCTTGATAGGTTTTGCTGCCGAAACTTCTCAATACAGCAGCTTCGTCAAGGGAAGTAGCAGTGAAATACTTTACATCGATATCTCCGTCACGAACTCTCTCGTAGTTCGTTATCATGATATCAGCCGAACACGACCTCACCTCTGCCATGGTTTTAACATATGTAGGTGCGTCATAGCCAAGTATCTCAACAGCGTCATGAACAAACTCTTGCTTAACGCCCAGAGGGCATATTATGAGGGCTTTTCCGCCCTCATGAGTTATGACCTGTGTACACCATTCCAGCTGTATAACCGACTTGCCTAGTCCGAACTTGGCAAACACAGCACGCTTGCCACCTCTTACAGCCCACTTAACAATGTCACGCTGGTGGGGCTTGAGTGACGTGTTTATTTTCTTGTCCGGAACGTCAAAACCGCTGTCGGTAGCAATAGCCATTTTAGATTTCAGAAAATCTAAGTATTTCACCTATCTAATCTCCTTTCAAACTGTTTTACGCTCTTGAACTTGTTGCAGTTATCAGGCGGGCAGTTTCTTTTCTCACCCGTTGCAAGCAAATATCCGCAACACTTCTCACCATATATTTCAGTCGCATATATGCACTTGCTTGTCTTCTTGCATCTTCCTGTTCTCGTTCTCATTTTGCCGTATCTCCTCTTAGACCTTCCAGAAACTTCGGAATTCTGTCATCAGCATTCATAAGTCCCTGGATAACGCCTATCATTCGTATAGTCTTGTCTAGCAGCTGTTCCTTTGTCATTCCGCTCAGCTCTGATGTGGGAGAAATAACCTTGTTTATCTCGTTTGCAATGTGTATCTCTGTCTTGAAGATATCTTCCCACATCTGCATATTCTTAACACCTGCAAGGTATTTCTTCTTTAATACCGAAGCTTCGTCTTTTGTCACGACAGGGACTTTGTTCTGTATATCAGCAGGGAGCTTGCTTACAAGACAACTCATTTTGTATCTAGCATACAAGCAGTGCATTTCCTCATAGAACATATTTTCCGACATTGACATATTTTCTGGCAAATCGCCCTCTTCTTTCAAAGCAACGATCTCGATTTGTTTTAATCTTTGTTCTGTTGTTGGCATAGTAGTTTCGCCTCCTCAGCGGACCTTGCGACCCCGGCAACAAAGCCGAGGTCACGCATACGGTCAATAAATATTTTCTGTTCTTCTCTCAGTTTTCCGTCGGCATTCTTACACTCTATGAATGCCGTTTTTCCACCTTTGGTAAAGCACACCAAATCTGAAAAGCCTTTAGGAAGTCCGTCAACCCTGCGAGGGCTGAGAAGCACCATTGATTTAAACTCTTTTGAGTAAACCATTTTCCCCTGATAGAATGTGCCTGCGTTTGTTCTGAATACAATGCTATCTTTTGAAGATAACGCAAGGCGGATTTCGTTCTGTATCTCGTGTTCTGACTTACTCATTTCTAGGCTCTCCCATAGTAATAGCAGAATATGAGAAATGTTCCTTAGCCTCTTCATACACCTTGAGCATATCTTCGCTCAGTGTTTCCTTGAATGTATTGGTAAGCATTTCAAATGCCAGTATCCAGAACGGAACGTCATATTGATTGATGTGTGCTTCTTTTATGATCTCGCTAATGATAATATCAATTGCCTTGAGCGAATTTACGTTGGCATTAGCAAGCGTAATTGCAATTGAATTTACAGGATTGGTGTCAATACCAATTGCCTGGCTACCTCTCATCATTTAAACCATCCTCTCTGTTTTGCTTGGACATATGCCCATTGTGGCTTATATCCTCTCATTTTTGCAAACGCAAACAGTTCTTGAAGCGTCTTGCAATCCTTGGCGGATTTGTATTCCTTGACCTTGTCGTCTGCTTCTTTGCGCTTGCTTTCCTTTATTTCTTCAAGCTCTATCTGCTTGATATTTTTTATTTCCTGCCTGGTCAGTTCCTCAGCCGCTCCACAATACGGACATTTCTTTGCAGACGTTGGTCTATATGTAGCAAAGCATTTTGAACACTGCCGTATCTGTAGCGTGCCGTCTGTGCTATATTCCTTTTCAGGCTTCGGAACGCTGTTTAAGCTCCACTCTCTGTCATCATCAGGCAAGCCGTGTCGCTTGTAGTTGTTGACGTGATCGAGAATTATTGCCGTCTTGCCCTCTTTCGGGCGCATACACCGCATAGATTGTTGGATAAACAGTGTTAAACTCATTGTCGGTCTTAACAGTATGCAACACTCGCAGTCAGGGCAATCGAAGCCCTCTGATATCAAATCAACGTTGCAAAGGATTTTTATTTTTCCTGCCCTGAAATCGTCTGTAATGCGTTCTCGCTCGCTCTTAGGTGTATTGCCGTCAAAGTGTACAGCATTAATTCCAACCGCTCTGAACGCTTCTGCAACGCTCTCAGAGTGCTTAACGGAAGAACAATAGCATATCGTTTGAAGTCCGTCGGCATATTTGCGATAGTTAGTTATAACATCGCCGAATACTGCTCTCGTGGACAGCAACTCAGCAGCCTGTTGTGGGTCAAAATCTTTGCCCTTGCGTTTGAGTGCCGATAGATCAGCTACGCTTGGTGCAAAGTACCTGTACGGTGATAAGTACCCCTGTGCGATAAGTTCTTTTGCTGTAATGCCTACCACCATATCATCAAAGCAATCTTTAAGTGGCTTGCCGTCAAGTCTGCTTGGCGTTGCGGTCAACCCAACTACGAATGCCTTTGGAAAGCGTTCAAGTATTCTCTGATACGTCCTAGCCGTTATATGGTGGCACTCGTCAATGACAATGAAGTCAGGTGCTTTGTACTGTTCTGGGTGCTTGTCAAGAGCATTTGCAAGTGTGGCGACCATGCCCACAAGAATTGTGTTGCGCTGAATACCAAAGCGGTCAAATGTTGCTATGGTTTGATCGAGCAGTTCTTTTCTGTGTACCAAAAACCACACTGTGTTGCCCTTGTCCTGCGACTTGTCAGCCATATATGCGAATATGGCCGTCTTGCCAGAGCCACAAGGGGCGACAGCACATATTCTGCGTTTACCGCTTGCCATAAGCGAGCGTACAGTGTTTACGATTTTATCTTGATAGTCCCTCAGAGTAATCATTAAAACGGCACGTCGTCGCCATTGAATATTTCCTCAAATCCGTCAATGCCAAGGCTCTGCGTTGCAGGTGAGCTATTCTGATTTGGTGCAGGCTGTGGAGATACATTTTGTGGCGGTGTATTCTGCTGTGGTGCGCTCTGTGATGGAGCTGAACTGTTTCCGCCCTGCTTTGGTTCACCTGTGAATGACACGTTATCAACATAAACCTCTGTCACATAGTGCTTTGTGCCGTTTTTATCATCGTATGTACGGCTTCTCAGCTGTCCCTCAAGGGCTATCATTCTACCCTTGCCGAAATAGTTATTGATAAATTCAGCAGTCTTTCTCCATGCAACGCAGGTGATAAAGTCAATTTGTTTCTCTTCACCCTGCTTGTTGTAACTTCTGTCAACAGCGACGTTAAATGACAGCACTGCTGTCCCGTTTGTTGTTTGCTTGAGTTCAAGCTCCTGGGTAATTCTACCCATTAAAATAACTTTGTTAAGCATTATTGTCCTCCAATCTTCCATGCAAGTGTTTAATAGTCTGCATATATTTTTTGCTATGACGCTTGCAAAAAGAAATCTCATAAATGATTACATATCCTGCAAACTCGTTTCCAAAAAAGCGGCCAAAAGTTGACGCTCTTTCTATGTGGCATATTTTTGCACCTGTACCAATTAGCTGCTTGAGGTTGTGCCCAAGTGTTTTCACGCTACACGATATCAGCAAGACTTCCTGCTTTCTCATATGCCGTCCTCCAAATCTCTTGCGTCAACTATTCTGTCAAGTATCTTAGTGTCCTTGCACCAATCACACCTCTCGCACCTTTTGGCTGGATCCTCGACTGTTTTCAACTTAGCAAAGTGCGGTGTGCGTTCTTCAACAAACGCAAGTTTTTCGTCAAGCCATTCTTGTGGGACCGCAAACACATTAAAATCTGTGTGCTTTTCTTTTGTTGCGGCGGCTATGAAGAACGGCAGCTTTTTGCCTGTATTCTGACGAACTATTTCCTGATAAATAGCTCCCTGAATGTCATATCCCCAATATCGAATGAAGCTCTGTTTCTGTTTCTCTGTATCGTTCCAAAGCTTTTCAAAGTCCTTGACGACCTTTAGGTCAACGATTGCCTTGTCAGGGTGATAGCTGTCTATCTTTATCTTGTATGGCACATCTGCGATTTTACCCGTCATAATGACCTGCTTTTCGCCTGCCATATACTTCATGAACAGCTTGTCATTCTCCACACGCTGGATAATACTCTCAGCCTGTACATAATCAGCCTTAAGCGTTCCGTCACGCTTAAACAGCTCTGGGTGCTGAGCCTTGAAAACGTCAAGCGTTCCCTCAAAGTGAGCGTCAACGTATGAGCCTACGAGCAGAGCAGTTGAACTGTCACGCTTGTAATCACCTGCAATGTCCGCAAGTGTCCTTTCCTCGCAGTCACAGAAACTCTTGAACTGTGAGCAGCTCATATATTCCAGGTTTGCCTGCTGGGAGAAGTAATTTTCACTTGTCAGTTGTATCACAGATAAGTCACCTCCAGATCATCACTGTCCGTTGTGCGAGTTGCGATAAACTGCAAGCCCTTTTCCTTGCACTTCTCATAAAGTGCAAGCCTGTTCTTTTCGGAAAGCTTCTCAGCTCCGTCAATCAGAATTATCTGTAGGCTGTTAGGCTTGCTGAGGGCAACATCAACGCAAAGCTGTAACTGCTCACCCTCTGACAGATTGCTGACGGGAAGTCCATTTATGAGAGGTATGCCGTCTTTAACTGTCAAACCCTTAACGGGTATTGTTGCTGTCTTAAGTATCTCGCCCGGAAGCTCTCTTGCAAGCTCAATCTTGCTTGTGAGCGCCTTAGAATGTTTTTCGAGCGTTTCAAGCTCGTCCTGCATCGACTTCATACGTTTGTATTCGTTGAGGTGCTTTTTCATTTCCTCAGCTGTCTTGACCTCAGCTTGCATTGCAGATATGTTAACAAGCTGCTTACCTGTGTATTCATCGGCTACCTTGATGTCGCTGTCAAGCTTTGCGACTTTCTCTCTGTATTCGCTTTCAAAAATCTTAGTCTTGTCTGCTATCTTGTCTGAAAGCGAATTGAGCTTGTCCTCAGCCGCCTTGATTTCGGCTTTCTTGCGCTCGATTTCGCTAGTCAGCTGCTCACGTTCTGCTGTGATAGCAGATTTCAGATTGCTTACTGCAATTTCCACTTCAGCCTGATAACCTCTGACCTTGTTGTCATAGCTATCTTTGAAGAGCTTCGCCCTCTCGATGCGAGAGTTGTATTCCTGTGTCTTTGTTATCTTCGTATAGGCTTCGGATAGGTCATATGCTTCCCACTTTTCAGCCTGGAAGCCCTGCGGGATATCCTTTGCGATATCAGATATAAACGCTGTTTTGTTGCGTATTTCTCTGTTGATATCCTGTCTTGTCTGGAAGTAAACGCCCTTTTCGGACTGGATATCGTTCAGGACCTGCAATATATTCTGCTGATAATCAACACCCTGCGGAATTTCACCAAATTTCTCCTTAATCCAGTTCAAATCCCAATCGAACTCAATGAGGTCAAGAATAATTCTGTTCTGCTCCTGCCTTGACATCTGTGTAAACTTAACAGGGTCAATCTGCAGTGGCGTGAACAACTCTCTGACAAATGCTTCGGGGCTTTGAACAGGTTTGCCGTCCTGTCTAATGTTCTTGTAGTCTGCCTGATTGACACGCTTCTTGCGGTCAATAGTCAAACCTGTGTCGGTCTCAATGAAGATTTCACCTTCGCTTTCGCCGTTCTTAATGACATAATCACGGCTGCTGTCATTGGTGAGAGCGTACTTTATGCTGTCGATGATAGATGTCTTACCTACGCCGTTTGAGCCGGTAACTTCTATTGAGCGTCCGTCCAGTTCTGTTTCAGAAATGCCAAACAGATTTTTTATATGAATTCTCGTAGTTTTCATTTACAGTACATCCTCCACTTCTCTCATTGCAGGCTTTGAAGAGTCCTCAACTTCGCCCTCGACCTGCACACCCATTAATGTTTCAGGGCAGTGAACCCTCGCGAAAAATGATGCTGCACGATATGCTAACATCTGCTCGGGCATATTTCTCCACTTAGAGTTGGAAGTCCACCCCTCTGCTTTTGCCATAGCCATTGTGACTGTCGTTCCCTCAAGCACATCGCCGTCTTTGTCAGTTGCCTTGACGTAACAGCCTCTGTCGTCAGTACCTTTTGTGCCGACGTAAATCACCTTTACGTCTGTAAATTTTGCTCGGATAAAGCTCAAACAAGCCTGTCCGCTCCAACTTGGCTTGCCTTTGACCACGAACATTGACTGCATGACCATCATCGGGCTTACGCCCATACGATTAGCCATGTCAATGGCTATTGCGGTATCAGCGACCTTACCCTTGTACGCCTGCGGTATGATATCCGCTTTGCACAGTTCGCTCGCCATTTTGAAATACCGGCGGAAGTCTGAGATAATTCCCGTGTCAGTATGTGATGCGAGCTGTGTCTGTGTCTGCGTAGGTATCTGCCTGATTTCCGCCTGATTTATGTCGATAATTTCATCCATTATATTTCTCCTCTCTTATCATTGTGAATATGTGGTCTTTGTAGCAAAACCACATCTCGGTTGTTTTGTAAACATCATCACCGATATGGTTGTATGATGTAACAGTGTGCAGTGGCGAATATACTGCATCTGCAAGTGCCTTGAAATCGTCCTCACATGCGAAAAGTTCAATACGTCCGCTTGCGGTTGCATTGTATATTGCTCTGACAGCAGGGAAGTTGCAATCATCGGCTACTTGTGCAAGAGTATCAACGCTGGTGATTATGCTGTTCAACTTTTCGATTGCTGTCATTTCGACCTCTCCTTTCCAATATCGCTGGCTCTGCCAGCTTAAAATCTTTGCAGGGGTAGCGTCTGCTACTCTCCAAACAGCCTTTCAGGTGCTTGCAGTCAAGGCAAGAGTAGTTAGTCACTTTGCTCACCTGCCAGCTTTGTGAGTTGTTTCAACGCCTGATAGCTCTTGCCGACGTCATACGCCTTGCGCTGGTCAGCGGTGAACAATGGGCTGATGTAGCGTTCAAAATCGCTCAGAGCGTCTTGCATGTGGGCGTGTTTGGCGTTATCAGCTATGTATTGTGCGAAGAAAAATTTGCAAGGCTGGAGTTCGTGCACAAACGGGCAGTTATCGCATTCATCATTTGTTATGCAATGCTTCGCCGCCTTTACAATTTCCTCGTCCGTGAATATCTCATCCATTGTTGTCACCGCCGTTTCCTATCCTCGTAAGCTCCTCTTTCACCTCAAGCATTGCCCGATATGACTGTCCCAAGTCAAAGGCTTTCTGTTCTTCGTCTTCCATACGTTCGTAAATGTCCAGTATCAGTTCGCAAGCCTTGTAAGCCTTTTGAACTTCTTGACAAATCTGCGTTTTTACGCTATTATCAAAGTGTATGTTATCGGTATCTTCTTTTACAGATACCTCCGAGCTTGTGCCTGTTGCCGCAGGTGCAGGCTCATTTTTCATGTATTCGATAATACAATTTAGAAAATTAGTAGCACATTTCTCATCATCCTCAAGTGGGCACGATTTACAGTCGGAATCTGTACAAGATTTAGCCACATTTATGATATCTTCTTTTGTTAGTTTCTTATCCATTCTCAATCTCCTCCCACTCAAATCTACCTTTGCCGCTGTTACGCCACTGACCGATACCTCTCAGCCTGCCGTAGTCCAACCACTCTCTTACGGCTGTTTCCATGTCGTCTTTCAGAATCTGGATTGTGAACTCAACTGTCGCCCCTGCAGGAACTGTCTCAGAGTGTGCCAGTGCGACACGTTCGCCCTGTGGCGTGCTTGCTCTCAACGGTCTCTGACATTCACCCATACCGCCCTTGAATTCGTATGGGATTTTTCTTTCCTCAACAAAAATCAGTCCGTCAATCTCTTTCTTGTACGCCTTGATTTTTGAGCTTGCCGTGCCTGATACCTTTTTCAGAACACCGCAAGCGTCCTTGAAAAGTCCTTTGATTTGATAGTCCCACAGAAATGGTGTGCCGTCTTCCAGTGTCGGGAATACCGTCATAGACTTTTCAACTACCTCAGCCACGCCAAGCGCGGCTATCTCTTCCTCACGGCTCTTTGCATCGGGTGCTTTCGATGCGATGTACTCATCGTGAATTGTGGTTGTTGCGTTTGCCGTTCCCAGAATCTCTTCGGTGAACGTCAACTTTACTTTGATTTTTTTCATGCTCATGTCTTTTGACCTCCGTTAAACGTTAAATTTATTTTTTTCTTGCTTTTCGACGCCATACTGTGCCGAACTACGCCTTTGCTAGTCACTGCAGTTCCTTTGCTAATCACTGCTATGCCCTTGCGTCGCTATGCTTCTCAATGCCTTTGCTAATCAATGCCATTTCTTTGCATGGCACCGCCAATCTGCACCCTGCTATGCCTTTGCCTCTCGTTGCGTGTCAAAACTTCGCCTCGCCTTTGCTTGTCGGAACTTAGCTTTGCCTTTGCTTATCTAAACGGTGCTGTGCATACCTAGCCCTAGCTACGCAATATTTTGCCAGGCCTTTGCGTGGCTGTGCAGTGCCCCTGCGAATCATAGCTATTCTTCACCGTTGCGAATCTATGTCAATCAATGCTGTGCCGTTGCCCGGCAAATCGACGCTGTACTTTGCCCTTGCCTATGCTTTGACGTTCTTTGCTAAACCCCACTATGCCGTTGCTTTGCTGTTCAAATCAACACCTTCGCATTTCGTAGCCGTTCACAGGTTCGCTTTGCCGTAGCCAATGCTATTCATAGCAAATCCGTTGCATTGCAAATCTAAACTATGCCATCGCTGTTTTCGTCGTGATTTTCATCGTCATAACTGTGTTCATGTTCCCATTTGTGCTGGTCTATAATGCATGCTATGAACAGTATCACGGCATAGAAAGCTGTCAGTATCACGATCGTTGCGCCTATCATGCAGGCTATAAACATACCCTCCGACACTTTACCACTTGCCTTTCGTCTGTATTTCGACCTTGACCACAGGCTTTGAAGCTTCCTTGATCGCCTGCTCCAGCTCCTCACGGATTGCGGTTTCGGCGGTTTCTTTTATGTTTCGATACAGTCCGTAGATTGCCAGTGCAAACAGCGCCGTACATAACGCTATTGCAGCCACGAATCTGACGATCTCCAGTGTTGCTATCATGCTGGTCATTTTCTTATACTCCTTTCCTTGCAATACTCCGCAAAAATTTCTTCGGGGTTCGCCCCGATTATCTTGCAGTACGTCACGATTTGTTCAGCATTCATGGTGCCGAACTGCCGTTCCCACCTGCTCACGGCCGTCTGTGTCATGCTCAGCCGTTTTGCGATCTTTGCCTGCGTGAGACCTTTCTCGGCTCTTGCAGATTTAAACACTCGTGACATCACATCATCTGCTGTTATTTTCTTTGCTGGCATTAACATCACCCTCTGTATCTTGCCGCAGCAAAGTCAATGCACATTTCCGCAACATATCTCAGTGACGTTTTGCTTTTGAATGCAAGTTCATGGAGCATTGTGTAATAATCTTCACCGATCTGAATGACCTTTGTCGGTTGCTTTTCCTCATGGAAGATATAAAATGTGTCTGATGTGTCGTCAAAGATTTCTTTTGCTTGTGGTATCTCAACACCGAGAAGTTCACAAAGCTTGAGTTCCGTTGCCTTGTCCTTTATCGTTGAGCCGTTTATCCAACGATAAATGCTTCTCACGTTTACGCCACACAGCTTAGCAAATTCCTTGTAAGTTATGTGATTGTCCTGACAATAGCTGACAATAAGCTTGCCGTACATTGTTCTCCTTCTCCTCTCTAAAGCTCTATGTGTAGAGCCGCTGAAATAGCTTTCGCCACGTTATCTGAGCGATCTCGGCTATCTGTGTTACTCATGAACACATTTATTGTGTTCTCACTGTAACCTGTCAGCTTAGCGAGATCCTTTCTCGTCATGCGACGAAGCTTAAGTTCTGCATAGACTTTTGCAACGAAATTTTGATAGTTCACTTTATCACCTCCGATATTGGCTTGTTGAGTTTTAACAAAATGAAGATTTCATTTTCATCTTTCAACCTGTTAGCAAGAGCTTTCTGTTCGTCAGTTTCAGGTTTTTTAAGCTGCCATTCTTCAAAAGCGGTGTATCCATGCTTCCTTAGAATATTGCACACTGTTGTTTTACCAGTTGCACCTTGCTTGCCCGAAACAATGATAGGGATATCCCTCATTGCAATTAAGAAATCTTTCTCAAAGTATCTTGCCAACACATACTCGATGCTGTTAATTTTC